GTTATTCGCAAACATTGTGTCGATCCCTGCCGGTCGATGGCACAGCACATCAATGTCGCCGCCATGTTGCTGTTCATAGCGATGGGCGGCTTTCATACAATCGGCCAGACTTCCGACTCCAATCATCGGTTGTTCTGGAAATGCTAAAACGAACCATAGAAACCACATTTTGACCTCACAATCTTATTTTAATATGATAAAGGTTAAGAAACAGGAAAGGCTTGCACATGAGCAACGGGATCAAAGCAGAAGATATTCAAACAGTCAACAGTTTATCCGGCCTAGTCGATAGCATCGCTATGGGATCGGCGTTCGGGCAAAACGGTGTGCAGTTGTCGCAGACTGATACACTGTTCATCAATAATCGCTGGTATCTGATTTCTAACCTTAGACAGTTGCTTTCAGAATTATACGTTGAACATGGGATCGTGCAAACGCTGGTCGATCAGCCGGTTGCCGATGCGTTCCGTGCCGGTTTTGATATCAAAACGGATCAGCTTGATCCAGGCGAGATTGAAGAACTGGAAAAATTCATCGAAGAACAGGGCGTGATCCGCGCCGTGATGGGCGGCTTGAATTGGGCGCGATTGTACGGCGGCGGCGCGGTGCTGATTATCACCGATCAACCATCATCCACACCGTTGAATATGAAAGGGTTCAAAGAAGATACACCTATTGAGTTCCGCGCCGTTGATATGTGGGAACTGTATTCCGACAGCGTGAACATTGAAGATAACGACACGGTTTTGGATGATCGGAAAGAGTATTACCACTATTACGGCGTGCGCGTTCACCCGTCCAGAATTTACAAGATCAAAGGGAAAGAAGCCCCTAGCTTTATTAGGCCGCGCTTGCGCGGATGGGGAATGTCGGAATTAGAGCGCCTTGTCCGATCCCTCAATCAATACATGAAAAACCAGGATGTCATTTTCGATCTGTTGGATGAAGCGAAAGTTGACGTGTTCAAAATGGAAGGTTTCAACACGTCATTGATCGATGCGGAAGGCACGGCAAAGCTTACGCGGCGCATTCAGGGGGCTAACATTATTAAGAACTATCACAATGCCCTTACGATGGATGTGAAAGATGAATATGAACAAAAGCAAATATCGTTCACCGGCTTGTCCGAAATTCTTGTGCAAATCCGGCAGGGTATCGCCGCCGATTTGAAAATGCCCATGACTAAAATTTTCGGCATGAGCGCGACCGGCTTCAACAGCGGGGAAGATGATATTGAGAATTACAATGCAATGATCGAAAGTGAAGTGCGTTCCAAATCGAAATATATCATCATCGATGTTCTCAAAATTTCCTGCCAGAAGCTTTTCGGCCTGATCCCTGATGATCTAAAAATCGAATGGAAGCCCTTGCGCGTTTTGAGCGCGGAACAAGAAGAAATGGTGAAAGATCGGAAAATGAATCGTGTGATGTCAGCGTTATCAAGCGGCGTGATCCCCGCGAAAGAAGCGAAAGAGGCAATCAATAAAGCGGGGCTGTTGCCGATTGAAATCGATGAAAATGACGATCTGGGCGAGCCGATTGAGATCAACACCGATTTTAATGTGAAAGGTGCGGGGGCAACGGGTAAATGAAACAGCTTGCGCCGCTTCGATTAAAGCCGAAATATTTTGAAATCATCCGGCGTGAAATTTTGGAGATATTGAAAGAAATTCTTTACCGTCCGATGCTGCGCGCGATAAAGGTGAATGATCGTGAAATTCTTAATAGTAAATCTGCCTTATATCGCGCCGTTGCCGATGGGCGCGTTTGGTATGCAGACGGAAGATTTCAAGGCAAATTCGGTTCGTCTATTTCTAAAGAGTTGCGCGACCTGGGCGCGCTCTGGAACGCCAAATCTAAATCATGGTCACTGCCAGCCGCATCCGTACCAGCACAGATCAGAATGGCACAGGCTGCGGCATCCCTTCTCTATGATGAACTGCGCAAATCCCTGTTGCACACGCTGGATGATATCAAGATTGACAGCGTGGCGCAGGTCAACAGGCTGAAAGACAAATACACAAAATCAATAGAATGGATGGATGACGATTTTCAGAAAACCGTTGAATTCATCAGCATCGAAGCCAAATTGAACGATGAACAGAAACGGCTAATTGTCGATGAATATTCGGAAAATCTGGAAAAATACATCAAAAACTGGACGGAAGAAGATATTTTTGAATTGCGGCAGAAGGTGCAGGGAAATTCTTTTATTGGACAGCGTGCAGAAAATCTGGTTAAGATGATACAGAAAGATTATGGCGTTGCGGAAAACAAGGCTAGATTTTTGGCGCGGCAGGAAACTTCCCTGATGATGTCCAAATTCAAAGAGTCTCGCTATCGTGATGTCGGATCGACACGCTATAAATGGTCAACCTCTGGAAGCCCAAGAGTGCGTGACGATCATGCCAAATTAAACGGAAAAATCTTTTCCTGGGATTCGCCGCCTGTAACAAACAAATCGACCGGCGCGAAAAATCATCCTGGCGAAGATTATGGATGCGAATGTGTAGCTATCCCGATAATTGATTGAGAACATCGAAATGAAGCAGAAACAAAACGCAAAAAACCTACCTATTGTGATGTTCGCAAGACACATGCAATCCGGTGTTGCGCGTTACGATGAACAGATGATCCTGGTCGATACTGAAACCATCAAATCCATGTGCCCATCCTTTGCCGGAAAGCCCGTTTTCGTCGGGCATGATAGCAAAGTTGCGGCGTTTATGTCTGGCGAAACGGATGAAATGCCGGATCAGGTCGACGGATATGTTGCGGATTGTTTCTATAATGAGTTGGACGGGTGGTTGTGGTCAAAGATTATCGTCACATCCGATGCCGGTATTGAAGCCGTAAAAAAGGGATGGAGAGTATCAAACGCCTATCTTCCTACCGAAGTAGGGCAGGGCGGCACGCATCATAATGTTGACTATCATCAAAAAATCGTTAATGCTGAATTCACGCATCTGGCCATTGTTCCCGATCCGCGCTATGAAGATGCGGTTTTGATGACTCCAGAAGCCTTTAAAAATTACCAGACCGATCAAAAAGAACGGTTAAACGAATTGCAAAACAGCAAACAAACAGGAGCGCGCAAAATGGCCTTTAAACTTTTCAAAAACAAAAAAGAAGAAGTTGAAACCGTTGACAATGATACAATGGTTGAACTTTCCAACGGAAAATCGGTTTCGCTGAAAGAAATCATCAATGCGGTCGAAAAAGCCGAAACGAAAAATTCGGAAGCCGAAAAAGAAAAAGTCAACATGAACGCGAAAGTTCAAGTCGGCAATAGTTCGATGACAATTTCCGAACTGGTCAATAAATATTCCGACCTCATGGAAAAAGAAAACGAGTCGGAAGCCGAAAAAGAAAAAGAAAACGAGTCGGAAGCCGATGACGAAAAAGAAAATATGTCGGAAGATGACGACGAAAAAGAAAACATGTCGGAAGATGACGAAACCGAAAACGATGACGATGACGATGAAAAGAAACCGTCCGAAAAACAGAACGCACAACAGCGCAAGAAAAACTTTGAAGAACTGCGCAATGCGAATAATTCTGTTCACGATGTGCAAATCATCGAAACATCTCAGGACAGAATGGAGCGCGGCAAAGCGCGTTACGGCTCTGGCAAATAATCTTTAATCACACACTGTTTCAACCTAATGGAGTAAATCAACATGCCCCCAATTTCCCCGAACCAATTTGAACTTTCTACAGTGCAAGGCCAAGCTGACCTTAGCTTTCAAGGCTCTGTCATCAGCGCACAAGTTTCCGCAGATCAGGTGACCGCGCTCGTTCCTGGTCAAACCGTAAAGATGGAAGATTCCGCAGGGGGTGTGCCGAAGATGTTGGCAACGGCTCTTGATACGGATGCCTCTTTCGGTGTTGTTCTGCGAAATCAGAAAGACGCTTCCTTTCCTGCAAACGCTCAGATCGAGGTCGGCATGGAAGGTACTGTTGTTTATATGACAGCGGGGGCGGCTATCGCGCGCGGCGCGAAAGTCGAATATGTTGTTTCTTCAAAGAAAGTCATC